ACAGCAGTACAAAGGTATCCGGGATGAATGACGATATTATAGTAATTGACAATGTTATTCCAAAAGATTATTCTGAACATATTAAAAGTTTAATGACAGGATGGGACTTTGGTTGGGTGTTTAATCAAACAATGGTATCACCAGATGCAGAACTACAAGGTGAAAGTAATCATGCAGGATTTAATCACTTCTTTTTTGAAAAACAACAAGCAGTAAGTCAACACTTTAACTTTGTGTATCCTCTTGTTTTAAGCATTACTAGTGCGTCTAAGACGCCGTATAACAGGTTAATACGCATGAGGGCTAACTTGACCCTACCTAATAAAACAAGCACGTTAGACCACCATATGCCGCACATAGATAGCTTCTTTGAGCATTGGAATGCAATTTATTATGTTAACGATTCTGACGGTGAAACAGTTATCTTTAATGAAACAAACGACGATTACGATGCAGGTAAAGATGATATTATGCGTATTCAAGAAAATAAGTTCACAATCAAACAACGCATTGAACCTAAGCAAGGTAGAGTAGTTGTGTTTCCAGGCAAGTATTATCATTCAAGTAGTTTTTGTAAAGATTCGGCTTATAGAGCTGTTATTAACATAAATTTAGATAGGGTACAGCTAACATGAGCGAATACTACATACACCAGAGTCAATATATAATTGAAAATAAGACTCAGATTTTTGATCATTTAGATACTGCACATGGTGTTTTTAAGAAAATATTTTCTGATAATAATGACAGCACATGGTCTTACAATTTGTACAATGTGTTTGCACTAACTGCACCTAGCACTATTTTTTATAACATATATAAAGAGCTTGGAACATTTGTAAGAAGTAAAATAGGTGATGATCGACCACTGTGGATACAAGCATGGTTAAACTACCATAGACCAGATGAATGCTTAACACGACACGGACACGAATTTGATTGGCACGGATATATCAGCATTGATCCTAAAAGTACACAAACTATATTTGATAATTGGACTATTGATAACAAGCCAGGTCAAATATATTTAGGCCCAGGACATGCTGAACACGAAGTTAAAGTACTAGAACAATATGAAGGTTATAGAACAACAATAGGGTTTGATGTACATTCAATACCAAATAATTCTTTTATTAGAAATTATGAAGAAAGACCTTTTGGTAATATGGGGTTAATGCCACTACTATGATAGAAGATTATAAAATTATACGAGGCGCAGTATCAACAGAACTCTGCGAATTTCTTGCATTAGAGTACGAAATGATGGAAGAAGTTTGTAAAGTATTGTACGCTGGTGCTGACTTATCTGACCTAGAAGAAAACACTTTTGCGAGATACGCTCCCTTGATGTTTGAAGCATTAATGGTAAAACTAAATCCTTTGGTTGCAAAAGAATGGGGAAGTAAGTTAGTACCAGTTTACTCTTATGCTAGGATATATTACAAACACTCGCAACTTAAGAAACACTTTGACAGACCTAGCTCTGAAGTATCAGTGTCAGTTGCAATATCAAAAGAACCAGAATACAATTGGCCAATATACATCAAAAATGAAGATGGCGTTGAACACGAAATTAATTTAGATGTTGGTGACATTGTTATATACAGTGGACGTAGACACGAACACTGGAGAAATCCATACGAGGGTAATAAAATAGTACAGGCTTTCCTACAGTATGTAGAAGCTGATGGACCTTATTCTCATTTAAAATGGGATACTAAACCTGCACTAGGCCTACCTGCAGAGTTTGTTCGTCAAGAGATAAAAGACGAAGTGCAGAACGTTAAAGATGTGCTTGGATTTAAGCGTTAATTAGTCGCTGACTTTAGTTGGGCCTGCAACGATTTTAGCTGGAGTGTGACGCTCTTCAAATATTTTTGCTGCTTCTTCTTTGTTTTTTGCTTCACATGTGTCCGAAGTAATAGGTGCTTTACCTACTTCCTTTCTGATAATCATTTTGTAAGTTGCCATATTGTATAACTCCTATATCTTTATTTATCAATATTCTTAATCCATTCATCGATAGTCCAGAATGGAGCCACAAGTTCTTTGTAGCGTTTTACATTAGTATTTAGCACGTTTTTGCCGGTTTCAAGTTTATTTCCAAAAGCAGTAGCAAAGTATGTATTAGGAAATATATCTAATCCTTGCACTACTTGTAGCCACGCTGTTGGAGAATACCCATTAAACACAGGTTCTACCCCAGTATATCCTTTGTAATAATGTTCCCATGCTTCTAGTTTTTTTGCAAGTGATTCTGGAATACGTTCTGCATCATGTATATGACTCTTCCAGAAGTCTGTATCATCTCTACGACCTCTAAAATGTAATGCAATAAAGTCTTTAATATCCTCATATACAATGTTAACACGATCGTTAAATCTATTTCTATATAATGTATGGTCTTTTCTTTGAGGATCCCATAAGTCTTGCATAGCATACAGTGACTCACATATAACTGCAATACCATTTGCTTCTAACGGCTCTAAAAATCCACCACTTAATCCAACCGCAAAAACGTTATTTTTCCAACTCTGTTTTGCTACACTTGGTGTGTACGTAAATGAAGCAATAGGTTCAATATGTTCTCCACATATACTCCTTGCTTCTTCTAATGCTTGGTCTGCTGTAATGTAGTTATTATCGTAAATATATCCATTACCTGATCTATGTTGTAAATTAATATTCCAACGCCATCCGTATTTCATTGCTGTTGCATTTGTTGTTACACAATACTTAGGTTCGTCCCACCAAGCAATAACAGAGTTATGTGTAAAATGATCTGAATAATCATTAAATTCTGTTTTTAACTTTTTACCAAGCAGTAATTGTGCAAACCCACTGCAATCAACAAACCACTCTCCTTCAATTTCTCTATTATCATCTAAAATTAAACTTGTTATATCACCTTTATCGTTTTGTTTAGCATCTAAGTATGTGCCTTCTAACAATGTAATACCTCTTTTAAGAGCTACTTCTTTTAAATATGCTGCTGTTGCTCTACTTTCGTTATGCCACATAGCAATAATTGGTAATTCTGATTTAGATGAACCAAATGGAACTTTGTTTTCTTTAATAAAATAGTTTGAATAGAACGCATCTGCTAAAGGAACATTGTTACCTAGCAGGGTGCTTTGATATAAATCTTTTTGACGTTCAGCAGCCATTATACTACTAAGCTGTCCGAAGTTTATATTGGCTATGCCAATACCTTCATTGTCTGTCCATCCGTCTAACCAAGGTGCATAATCTGTTTGTAAACAATGAATAAACTCGCTACCTATACCAGACCAATCTTTAAAAAGTCCTCCTAGTTTAGGTGTAGCATTTGCTTTTGCAACAAAGTCATCAAAGTCAATATCGATATATTTTAACATTTCTACAAAAGTAGTTGTGCCGCTTTCACCAGCAATGATAGGTGGCTTAGCAGGATCTTCAACTACAGTAATATTCATACCTGGTTTAGACTTTTTTATAACTAGTGCAGTTAACCAACCAGCAACTCCTCCGCCTAATATAACTGTATTACAATTCATGTGATACCTCCAAGTAACGCTCTCTTAAAATATTCAATGCTTCTCGATGTGTATAAATTTTTTCGTCTGGCCAGTCCGCTAATTCTTTCTTCATTAAATTTGTTAAACTTTCGTTGTGTCTTTCTGCAAAATTAGTTTCCCAAAACTTTTTACAAGCATCATAATCAAATAGATGTAAGCCGTGCATTACTTGTGTCCAATTAAGATAACTGAACATAAGAGACGGATCAACAAAGTGTCCTGAATTAGGAAAAGCAGTTTTAAATGAATCTAATGTTTCTTTGTTAAAAGGTGTTAGCTCGACTCCTTTATCGCACCAACGCCAAAACTCTGAGTCGTTGCGTTTTGTAAGATAATGTATTTGAATAAAGTCAATAATATTAGTAGCAATCAAATTCATTCTTTCATTAAATCTTTTTGCAATGGCATCATTATTTTTTCTATAATGTAATAAAGATCCTACAAGTATATTAACTTGCTGTATTGTTGAACCTATTGATGTTGCTTCTAATGGCTCAACAAACATAGCACTAAGTCCTAGTGATACACAATTCTTTGTCCAACATTCATTAACATATCCAGCGTTAAACTTTACACGTTTACCTATTTCTAAATCTTTAATACCTAAGTGTTTTTCATAATGCTGCGATACTTCGTCATATGCTTGTGTTTCATTAATAAAATTATCACTGAATACATAGCCATTTCCGTATCTATCTTGTGTAGGAATTCTCCAACACCAGCCGCTGCTTAATGCAGTTGCTTCTGTGTACGATGGTATATCTTCAGTCCTAGCAGTAGGAAACGCAATAGCACTATTCATAGGAAGTTGATGTCCACAGTCTATCCATTTCTGTCCTAGTTTACTTGATATAACTCTATTAAATCCACTACAGTCAATAAAGAAATCACTGGCATGTTTTGTTCCAGCTTCGTCAATCAACTCTTTAACATTGCCTGTTTCATCTAAAA